ACTAAGGTTCATTGCTGTAATGTCAATATTTTAAAGTTAAATAATTGTTATTTCCAAGAAGTAGCAAAATTTTGTCTATTTATACCTTTCTTTTGTTTTTGTTGTGCTTTTTGTTGTGGTTTTGAGTCATTTACTAATATTTTTTGCTCAATGACATCATAATTAGGATTTAAAATGTATATAGCAGCAAAATTATAAACTAAAGTATCAAGTGCTTCGTTTCTTGGTCTTATCTGCTTCCATATTAAAGACTTCTTACCTCTTATCCACTTAGTAACTCTTTTTTCTGCTGTAAGTTGTTTAAAATATTCTTCATCTAAATCAGAACAGAAATGTAATGTAGTTGATTCAGGGTCAGTTGATAATCTAGCAAATATAGCTTCTTTTGCAGTATCAGTACCAACACCATAAAGTACAGCTTTGTTTTTTCCTACAAAAGTTGGTCTATTTACTATTGGTTTACCAGCTTGTGATAAACCCTTAATAGCAAAGATTCTTCTAGCTTGTCGTGGTTTTGTAAATGCATAAACTTGATTTGTATGGTGACCACCTGAATCTAAACAAGCACATGATATAGGTATAATTCTATTTGTTTCAGTTTTAAATCTTTTCTTTAAATAAGCATCTAAATCTTGCCAAACATTAAAAGCATTTGGGTCACCCCAAAATATCTTATAGTCTAATACCCATGCTTCATAGTTCTTACCCCAACCTACAAGCTGACATTCTAACCTATCCTTTTGCGTATCAACTCCTGCTGTTATAACTAATACTTCTTCAGGAACAGTAGTTTTATCATAAGACAATCTTCTTTGTAATAAAGTGTCATACTCTATTGCATCACCCTGTTCTTCCCATGATTCCCCCAAAGCTGTATTTATAAATGTCTTTAATGTTTCAGGATTCTTTTTTGCTTCAAGAAAGTTTGTAGCCATTTGACTCCAAGTTGACCAAACTGAGTAAAGCTCTGATATATGAAATCCTGCTGTATTGTTAGTTTCATTAGTTGCTCTCCATTCACCATGTTTTAACATCCATTGTTTCTTTGATTCCTCAATAACTGAGCCACATTCTTCACAAGCATAAGCTGCTGTTTCAGGTTTATCTTCTTCCCAAACAACATTCTTCCATTTTAATACTTGCTTATGTTCACATTCAGGACAAGGCACATAGTAGTAACGTTTATCTGATTCTTCAAAAGCAGATTCAATAGCAGAAAGTCCTTTAACAGTTGGAGTAGAACACATGAATATCTTTCTATTCCAAAATGTTTTAGTTCTTGCTACTGCTAATGCAATAGGTGAGCCTTCTGAACCAGCACTTAACTCAAATCGGTCTATTTCATCCATAAAAAGACATCTTATAGGTCTTGAAGCTAGAGAGGCACTACTATTACTTCCGACTATAGATATATGACCACCTGCAAACTTTTTGTGCATTGTAGTATTACCACTATCTCTGCTTCTTGCGTCTTTTACACTACCTTTTAATTTCTCACTATCTCTTATCATAGCTGAAAGCCTATCTTTACTAAATGCTTGTCCCATAGATAAACTTGGCATAACAACTAACATAGGTGATGGGTCTTGGTCTATATAATATCCAATAGCATTTAATAGAATTTCAGTCTTACCAACTTGCGAAGAAGTCATTACAACTATTCTTTCAATTTTAGGATTATTGAAAGTGTCCATTATCTCTCGTTGATACTCGGCTCTACTGGTATTCCATTGACCAGCTTCAGCAGAAGATTCAGGTGATAGCTTC